TATGAGAAAAATAACACAAGAAGCTTGCGAAGCTTTTGAGGGGGGGTATCAATTGCATAAACAAAACATGATGGTGAACGATGAGGGAATGTTTTTGCACGGGAATAAAATAGCAGAATTTCAAAGCCTGTTTAAAAATGATGGAAATAATAACATAAATATCACACTAGCGGGATGGAATACAAAAACAACAAGAGAAAGATTAAACGGATTGAGGGATGGAAAATTACAACAAAGCAGGGTCAAGCTTTTTTGAATGGTGAAAAATGGGATGGTGAATGGATAACTATTACTAAATAATATAAAATTATGTCTACAAATAATTACACTTATACAAATGTTTGCATTGTCGTCCATGATGATTTACCAGATGACTACGATTTGATAATAGATGAAGACATAGCAGACTGGAAGGTGACGCTAGGCGAAAAAATAAAAGGGTTTGAACCATTTTTGAATAAAGATATATATCAGGATGACGCTTTGATACTTGGGGAAGTTGTTATATACCGTAAAAATGGGGATGTTTACGCTACTATACAAGTAACCTATCAATCGGGCTACTATGTCGGGGCATGTTTGGATTGGAAGGTTGTATATAATGAAGATTACTACTACAACATAAAACCATATAATCTAAAGCCAAAAACACTTGAAAAAAGATTGCATGGTATTACTAACAGGATAACAAAGCAATTAAAAAGATTTGGAACGCAAGTTGTGAAAGTTGCACAACTTAGCAATGGAGAATCTTTTTACAAGGCTATAAAATAATAAATGATAACTAAAATATACATCAAAAGCAATATCGCAATTTTAGAAAGTAATGAGAAATTTGCATAATATGAACCCTTCAGAGATTTGGTCAATGAACCATAAAAAAAAGTTTCCTTGGTCGGTATTATTCCTCATAATTTTTGTAATAATCGCTATTGCAATGCAATAACATGGATGATGATGATATAAAAGTTGAACACATACACGAGTGGGTGGAGTGGGATGAAGACAATGAAGGGGTGGTGTATTGGTGTAATTGTGGAGCTACAAGAAAGTAAACAACGGAGAGATTGAAGCCTTGTTAATGGTATAAGCAGGGCTTTTTTCTTATTCTTACTAGCTTTGCTTTTACTAACATTTATGGTATAATGTGAATACAATACTATTACATAATGATATAAAGATGATTTTGTTTGCTAACTGTTACGATTTGCGGACAAGATAAAAATGTAATACTTTTATTTATAGAATATGACAATAAACACAGATATTTTAAAGACATTAAATCCAGAACAAGAGCTTTTCTGTATAGCATACACAACAGAAGGCGAAACGTTCGGACATGGGACGTTAGCATATGAGAAAGCATATAATTTTGATTTTGCGAGCCTTTCAGAAATAAGAGAGCAAGACTTAAACCACAAGGACATAATAGGAACTAGTGAGAGAGAGAGAGCATATAACACTTGCAAGGTTAACGCTAGCAAGCTACTAACAAATACTAACATAAGAGAACGCATAAGAGGCTTATTGCTTGAACAGTTTAACGCTGATGAGATAATTGATGCAAAGCTACAAAGCATTATCCTTTCTGGTAAAGATGCAGACGCTATCAACGCTATTAAACACCGTAATGACTTAAAACAACGCATAACCAAGAAGGTAGACGTTACAACACTTGGGCGTCCTTTCGGCTCTCTCTCAGATGAGGAACTAAAGAAACTTATAGGAGAATAAAAGGGATAATGTCGGTTATTCCCTTTCAAAGGGTTTTCTATTACCTCGTATTAACGGCCAATACACTCTCAGACGCAAGGAAGCTTTTAAAACACATATAACAGCACATGACAAAGAACAACACTGCTAGCAAACGTATAACAAAGAAAATACTAACACCAGGACACACCCCCCCCCCACATGTCAAGAGTGATGGGAGATTTGATGTGGTCGCCCCCTCTCTCCCAAAAACTGCCAATCTAAATGAACTTCCTATTACGACACACACAGAAGAACCTGTCAAGTCAGACAAAACAGACCTGGTTAAGATAGAACTAGCTAAAAGGGAACTATCAAGACGACATCTATTGGATTTTGTCAAGTTCCGTTTTACTGCATACCGAGAAAACTGGCATCATAGGGTGTTGGCTAATGCTTTGGAAAGAGTTGAGAGTGGAGAACTAAAAAGACTTATCGTTAACATCCCCCCCCGTCACGGAAAATCCGAACTTGTTTCGGTTAACTTTCCTGCATGGTGTATGGGACGTAATAAAGACCGTTCTATTATGGCGGCTTCTTATTCTGCTGCCCTAGCTACAGACTTCGGACGTAAGGTTCGTAACATAATGGACTTAGCTGAGTATAGATTATTATTTGATACAAGATTGGCTGAAGATGCTCAGGCTAAAGGTGCATGGGCTACAAACGGTAGAGGAGAATATAACGCTTTGGGTGTAGGAGGAGCTGCTACTGGTAAAGGTGCTGGAATTTTAATTATTGACGACCCAGTCAAAAACCGTGAGGAAGCTGACTCTGAGGTTGTTTCGGAATCTATATGGGATTGGTATAAATCTACTGCTCGTACTCGTATTACCCCTGATGGAGCTATTGTTATCGTTATGACCCGATGGAGAGATGATGACTTAGTAGGACGTATTTTGGAAGAACAAAAAAAGGAAGGAGGAATCCCTTGGGAAGTTGTTACCCTCCCCGCTATTGCTGAGGAAGATGAGGAATTTCGTAAGGAAGGTGAAGCTCTATGGGCGGACTATTATACGCTGGAAAATTTGAAATCCACTAGAAGTGATATAGGATTTTATGAGTTCAATTCACAATATCAACAAAATCCAGTCTCAAGAGAAACACAAATCTTTAAACCAGAGATGTTTAAATACATTACAATGGAAGATGTAGAAAGTCAAATAACAAGTTGTTTTATTACCATTGATACACAAGGAAAACACAAAGGAGAATCCAAGGGTAAAAATAAAGATGACTTTACTGGTATTACTATTAACTGGGTAAACTCAGAAAATCGTTGGCACTTAAAGAGTTATCATAAAAAATTAGGCGAAGGAGAATTGTTTGATTTAATCTTTGATTTACATTCTGCTTATAAGCCAGTTGCTATAGGTATAGAAAAAACAATGTTCGTAGACGCTATCCAACCATTCCTAACTATTGAAATGGGTAAGCGTAATATATTCCCTAATATTGTAGAATTGACACATGGAGGAACTAATAAGGAAAGTCGTATTAAATGGCTTGAACCAAGATACCTAAAAGGGTATATTTATCACATTGAAGGCATGTGTGGAGACCTTGAAGCAGAATTACTACGTTTCCCTGCATCTAAACACGATGATACCATGGACTCAGCTGCATATCAGACTCAAATAGCTGAAGCAATGGATGATTCGTTCGATTGGGATGGGTTTGCGGAAGAAGAACTAGCCCCAACACCTAAAATGAACGCAGACATCAACGTCTAAGTGAATCCTAAGTTTGATTTTATCAACTAATGTGGTATAATTACGAATATGAAAGTTAAAAATCTAAGTCCATTCAAATAAAATGACTATTACAATAAAAAAAACGGTCAGAGATGAAATTCGAGACCAATGTTTAAGTGAAATTGCTTTCGACAGACAAGCAAAACAATCCAAGATTACTAATTGGTGGAAGAATGAAGACCTTTATTATTCAAAAAAGGTTAATCTTCTTGAAACAGAAAGAGCTAACGTTAATTTAAACGAAGCTCAATCTTTTGTTACAACATTCCTATCTAAAATTAATACACCATTCAACTTTAAGTTTATTAAAGGAAGTGAAGGTGACTTAAAAGCTGCTAGACGTGCTAATGCACTCAAAGATAAAGATGCTAAGCTTGGACGATGGAGTTTCAAAGCAATGCTTGCTCGTATCCAACTTATTATTTATGGAAGATATGTTTTTGAATACCATGCTGACTCAGTAGGTGGTTATCACTCACACTTAACAAACGTTGACGTATATCAATTCTTAATCGACCCTTCATGTGGTGGAGAAGATATTGAAAAAGCATTTCACCTTGGACGTGGAAATATTATAAAGTCAAGAAATGATTTGGAAGCTGGAATAAAGTCAGGTAAATATTTAAGAACAGAAACTAATGAACTTCTTGATGGAGATGGAAATGATGATGATGAATCAACTGAAGATAGAAATGCTAAAAATAGATGGATTGCATTACTATTCCAAAACCAAAGAATACTAAAACACAAAGACCAATGGAAATTCTGGGAATGGTACACAACTTATAAAGGTGTACGTTACTATGTTTTGATTACAGAACAAGGTGGACAAGCAGTTAGAATTATTCCATTAAAAGAATTATTCAAATCAGAAAAATATCCATTCTTCACTAACGCAGCATATCCTGACCTAACAGAATTTTGGACACCATCACCTCTTGATGGAGTTCGTGATGCTATTTACGCTAAGTCAACTTCTATTAATCAAATGATTGATAATGGTGAAGCAATCAATCGTCCTATGAAGGCGTTTGATGTTGATGCTATTAAAAATCCTGCTCTATTAAAATATCGTAAAGATGGATTGATTCCAGTTAAAGGTGGAACAAATGTTAATGAAGCAATTCAATTCTTCCCTACAGTTCCAATTACTACAGCTATTCAAGTATATGAAAAACTAGAAGAAGTTATCGGATTAAATTCTGGTATCACAGCTGGAGCAAAAGGACAAGCAGATGAAAAACAAGTTGGTATTTACGAAGGTAACCAACAACAAATTACAGATAGATTTGCTCTATACTCAGATACAGAATCAGATGCTATCGCAAGATTCGCTGGACTATATCTTGATGGACTTGATGAACATTTAAAAACAAAAGTAGCAATCGAAATGATTGGACTTGATGGTGTTGAATGGGAAGAAGTTTCTAAAAAAGATTTAAACCGTGAAAGAGATTTCGATATAATGGTTATTACTGCTGGAGCAGAAGAAAGACAACAAACAACAGAGAAGAAAAATAAACTTACATTCTTGTCTGCAAAATCAGCTGACCAATCTGGTACTTATAACAAAAAGATAATGGCAGAAATGGAAGCAGCAATCGCTGGATTCTCACAAGATGAAATCAAAGCTATGACAGATATTAAAGATGATGAAAATGCAGAATTAATGTCAGAATGTGCAGATGATATTGAAGAATTAATGGAAGGAAAGAGAGTATTACCTAACGAAATGGCTAATACAGCTTACCTACAAAAGTTCAGAGACTACATGAAAGATAATGCTGAATATTTCTTGAAACATCCTGATATAGCACAAGTAATGTTCGCATACATGGATGCACTTGAACCAATCGTTATGAGAAACATGCAAGAATCACTTGACAAGCAAATGATGAAAGAAGGATTAATTTCAACTGCTGGACAAGCAAACGGATTACAACCAGGACAAGCCATTATCCCTGAATCACCAACAGCCCCTGCTGGAGATACAAAAGCAGTCGACCAAATGACAATAGCATCATACGCAAACAATGGAAAAGCTTAAAGATAAAAAAGGAAGATTTGTTAAAGGTAATATTGGATTTTGGAAAGGTAAAAAACGTTCTATAGAAGATAGATTAAAGATGGGAAGAAAAAAAGGTTGTATAGCATGGAATAAAGGTAAAAAGATGCCACAAATATCAGGTGAAAGAAATTCAAGATGGAAAGGTGGTTATGAAAATAGATTAGCTATAAATCGTAGAAGAAGAATAATGAAGATTGGTAATGGTGGTGAACATACACTAGGAGATTGGGAAAACTTAAAAGCACAGTATAACTGGACTTGTCCTATGTGTAAGAAACCAGAACCAGAAATAATATTAACTGAAGACCATATAATTCCAATCATTAAAGGTGGTTCAGATAATATTGAAAATATTCAACCGTTGTGTAAATCGTGCAATAGTCGTAAAGGTACGAAAATTATTAATTACGGAAAAAAATAAATGAATAAAAAATTAGACGGAAAAGAAATTGCAATACTTATATTAGTCGGTATAATTATATTATTATTAATTTAAAATTAAAATTATGGAAAAGAAAATAAAACACTTAGATATAGTTGTTCCTAAATACGCATTTGCACCGATAACTGAAGAAGAAAAAAATCTTCCACCAGTTCAAAGAAAAGTTTTCAAGACAATGGAGGTTACTGAATCGTTCACAGTTTATGATGTGTTCAAACATTTAGCAAAGATGGATAGAGCAATTGCAGACAAAGAAGCAGAAATTGCATCTTTGGAAGAAATGAAGAAATCCTATATGGAAGAAATGATTATCATTGAAAAGCAATTAGGTATCGAAGATTTAGAACAAGAATTTAGATTCATTAGAGCAGCTGAAGCCGAAGCTGAAGAAAAGGCTAAAAAAGATGCAGCTGAAATTAAACCTGAAATTGCACCTGAAGCTGAAGAAAACAATGTTGAAGAAGAACAGTAGAACAATAAAAGAAATAAAAGAAGCACTACCTGGAATCAACGATGAAAAGGTTGAAGTTCTCTCTGACGAGCTAGACAAAGTTCTAGCTCTTAAGAGATTATGGTCATCAGAAGATGGAGAACAATTACTTACAGTGCTTAGAAACAATTGCTCAGTTGCTCTTAGAAAAGCGACTATTTTGGCTGAACAAGGAGATAAAGATAAATTACTTGCTATGGTATTAAAATACTCAGCAAATATGGATTTGTTATCTACCATTCAAGACATCAGCACAGAAGATGAATTAAGGAAACAACTCGATGAAGCCGTGAAAGAGGCAATGAGAGTATAACTTTGATTTATTCAGTATTTGTGGTATAATATTATTATAACGTTGCAGAATCGTATGTCTGTATTCTGCGGAAGCATACGCAGCCCGAAAGGGAATAACATCTAGTAGGGCATCTACTCTAAAATGTATAAACTTATGGCTGAAAACCACGAAGTAACTCCCGAAGCAGAAAAAATTGCTCCAAAAGAAGGCACTGTCGAAGCAGAGATTGTTAAGGATACGAAAGTAGAACCAACAGTCGAACCTAAGAAAGAAGCCGACACCGTTCCCCTAAGTGTTTATTTGTCCCTTAAAGATGACGTTAAGGAACTGAAAAAAGAAATATTAGAAGCTAAAAACTCTAATAAATCTACAGTTTTACTTGATGGAGTTGAAGATTTGGCAAAGAAATATCCTGATGTTGATAAAGACTTTATCAATGACATTTTATCTTCTGCTACTTCTAAAGCCCAAAAAGAAATTGACAGTAAATACTCTCCAATCATTGCTAAGCAAGAAGCTGAAAAAGCTAAAGAAGTATTTGATAAAGCCTTTGATAAGGTATTCGATAAAGCAGTAACAGATAATGCTGACTTACCTAAGAATATCGACAAAGAAGTTATTAAAGCTCTCGCTTTGACACCTGCATATAAAAATACTCCTATTTCAGAAATACTTCTGAAAGTCTATGGTGGTGTTGATACAGGTACAGCAACTACTGAAAATGAAACAAGAGCCGCAGGAGACACTGGTGAAATCGCCATTGACTTTACTAAAATGAGTGCTGAACAAAAAGAACAAGTTCTTGCAGACCCAAAATCTCGTAAGAAATACTTTGACTATTTGGACAGAGTTTAACATTTTCTTAAAGCCATCCCTGAATTATTAGAAATATTACAATTAATTTAACCCTTTATTTATGGCTTTAAATGACTTTTCAAAAAAGTATATAATGCGATACGAAGACATTCTATCTAAAAAGATGGTAGGTCTTAAGATTGCAAACACACGTTTTCAATCAGATTTGAATTTCGGCGACACCGTAACACGTTTCGTTCTTAATCTATCTGCTGTTCGTGTTCGTGCCTTTACTAACCTAACTGACCAAACAATTGACCCATTAACTGATAGTACAGAAACTATGACAGTTAACGTTCAAGTTGGTGCAGTTTTCCCAATCGCTCGTCTCGAAAAGATTCAAGCAGGTGCATTAGACCCAGCAATGGTTGCAGGTCAAGAAATTGCTACAAAAGTAGCTAATTACCTTGATGCTCAAATTCTTGCTGAAACTAAGAACGCATGGGCTGTTTTCGACACTGGTAACTTGACAACTTCTACTGCAAACGGAACTCCAATCACATTGAGTTCAACAACAGTTCCTCAAATGGTTGCACAAACATACGCTAAGATGTTCTCAAACAACGTAGCTATGTCAAACATGATTTGGGTACTTGACCCATGGTCAATTTCTCAAATTGCTCAATACCCTATCGGTAAAGACATCACTTCAGCAAACACAGTATTCATCAATGGTTTCTCAGGAAATCTATTCGGTGCAGAAGTTTACGCTTCAAACAACCTAACTGCTGAAGCAACACTTGTATTCACAGGTAACTCTGTTAATGCAGAAACTGTAACAATCGGAGGAATCGTATTCACTGGTGTTACAACAATTGGTTCAACAGCTGGAAACTTCCTAGTTTCTGCTTCTGATTCAACAACTGGAATCACAAGTCTAGCAGGCTTGATTAATGACCCAGGAACAACAAGTTCAACTCAAGTCGCTCTAACTGCAGCAAATCAAATTAAGCTTACAGACATCCTAGGACTATCAGCTGTAGCTACATCTGCTACTGTTCTTACAGTTACTGCAAAAGGTGCTTCAAGACTAACTGTTTCTGAAACACAAACAAATGCTACATGGGCTACAAACTTTGTTCACTGTTACTATGGTATGAAAGGTGCTATTGACGTAGCTATCCAAGACCAACCAACAGTTCTTATGAGAGACGAAGCTAAACAATTGACAACAAACATCTTCAACAATGTTGTTGCTGCAATTAAGACTTTCTCAGACGGTTCACAAAAGTTCCTTGATGTTAAAATTGCTAATGCTTAAATCTTAGGTTAGATTAGTTATATTATTAACAAAACAAAAGCTCAAATATCCAATAGAAATATTTTTAGAACACTGTAATAAAATAACAAAATTTAACCTAACGGTTTAGCGTAGCAGACCCACTCCTTGTGGGTGGGTTTGAGGGATACGGTCGATTATCCTTCAAATCTACTCATAAGAAAAAATTATTAATT